CTCAGAGGCGGCTTTAAGCCCTTTCGCCTCAGGAAGCCCTCATCCTACGGTCGAGCCCTGAAACGGGCTTCCTGAGGGCTTCTGAGGGCTTCCTAGGGCATGCCCGCGTGAAGGCGTGCCCGGCAGCCGCACGGGGCTCGACCGCAGACGGGCAAACAGGGTCGCCCCGGTAGGGTGGCAGCCCCGGCAGCGAAACGGCTGCCTACGGTCGAGCCCCGTGCGGCTGGCCGGGGCTGCCGGTCGAGCCCGTGCCCGTGCCTGCCCGTGCCCGTGCCTGCCCGTGCCCGCTCGTGCCCGTGCCCGCTCGTGCTCGTGCCCGCTCGTGCTCGTGCCCGCTCGTGCTCGTGCCCGCCCGTGCTCGTGCCCGCTCGTGCCCGTGCCCGCCCGTGCTCGTGCCCGCTCGTGCCTGCGCAGGCACGCGGGCACGCAGGCACACGTTACGCGCGTTACGCGCGTTACGCACGCGCGTTCGCGCGTGCGCGTGCGCGTGCGCGTGCGCGTGCGTGCGCGTGCGCGTGCGCGTGCGCGTGCGCGTGCGCGTGCACGGTGCGCGCACGAAGCGGGTTTTCACGCCTTTAAGAGGTTTTTTGGACCCGGGTTCTCAGGCAAAAAATTCTCCGACAAAATCAATCCATGCCTTTAAGAGCGATTTTGGCCCCGGCGCGCCCAGCGGAAATCCTTCGACAGAAACCCGATCCCCAGAACGAGGAGGGTATCCCTCCAGGATGATCACTCTCGGCGAACCCCACCGTCCGAGGATGCACCCTCCGGCGAACTGGGGAAATATTCGGGCAGCGCTTCGAGCGCCCCACGTATCTCGGGCGGCACCTTCAGCCGCATATGAAACAGGAGGCCGTCCCGCGTCCGGAAATACATGCGGCTCTGCCAGCCGCTCTTCCGGTGATGCTGCCAAATCCACTGGGTTCCGTCATGCACGAGGCGGTTCTTGCTCCATGCCAGAAGCTCCACATATCCCATCGAACTCTCCGCTTGACCAAACCAGTGAGGCAGGCATAGCATGCTCTTGTCCTGCCCGGACGATCTCCCGCGCCCACCTGTTCGAGAAATCGAAGGTGGGCGCAGTCATGTCGTAAAGGGATTACAGGATTACAAACTTCCAAAGGCTTGTAATCCCTTAAATCTCGAATTCGCATTATATTTCAGTATCTTAAAAATTAGGATTACAGAAATACAGAAATACAGACATTTTCTCACATGTGTGTGGGCGCACGCGCTCGCGCGTATACGCGTGCGCGCGTATACGTGCGTGAGACCACCCCCTTTTTTTTATTCTCTATGTGAGATTTACCCTGTATTTCTGTAATCCTGTAATCCTAAATAATAATACATTGATATATAAGGCAAATTCGAGATTTAAGGGATTACAAACTTTTTTCTGCCTGTAATCCTGTAATCCCTTTACAACACGTCTCTAAGTGTCAAGTTGTCGCAGGCTTGATTTTGCTGTTGACGTGAGCGCGCTCTGGTGCTTACATGATGGTCATGAGAGACGATCCGACCGCTTTCCGCATCCTGGCCATCGACCCCGGACTATCCGGGGCCTGGGCCGTCCTGACACGGGACGGCGATTTCGTGGAAGCCGGCGATCTACCGCGCTTCGCGGGCCTGATCGACGGGACCCAACTATCCACGATCATTAGTCTTTTTAACCCTCGCCAAGGAGTGATCGAGCGCGTGCATTCGATGCCCAAGCAAGGCGTTTCGAGCGCTTTTACCTTTGGCGCGGCTTACGGCTTGACTATTGGAGTGATGACCGGTGCGGGCCTTCCGATCTCGTTTGTGACGCCCCAAAAATGGAAATCCCACTTCCGATTATCTGGTGCCATGAAAGGTGCGTCTGTCCAGCGAGCGGTCGAATTATACCCCGCCGCGTCGGCTCATTTGACCCTCAAGAAACACCATAATCGTGCCGACGCGATCCTCTTGGGACGCTATTTTGTCAATATGGCAACAAAAGGAGAGTTCGTATGACCCCCAAATTCAAGTTCCAACTAGGCGAGAAGATCAGCTTTCTGGTGAACGGGAAGCCCGTCGAGGACATAATCACAGGCCGTTTCACGGCCGAAGCGTTAGTCCAGCCTTACGGATCGAACCAGATTTTCCCTGCTTACATGTTGCAAAATCACTCCTGGATCGCCGAAAAAGACATCTTGCCAATAGAAATTTGCGAGGAATGCGGTGGCACGGGTTGGCGCGAGCGTGCCTGGGACAGCGCTCCCGTGGCCTGTGTGTTTTGCGACGGCCCCCGATCATGATCTGGGCGATCTTCTGGGTGGCCTTCTTTCTCTACGTCTTCATTCACCACAGGGGAAAATGATGTTCGCGCTGATCCTTTGCCTCTTCACCTTCCTCGCTGCCTCATGGTGGTATACGCGATGACGAACCTGCCGACGCTGAAGCGCGACAAGCGCCTGAACATCGTGGACGACGTGGAGCGGTTCACTCCCCGTGCTGACCAGTTTTACCTCAACGAAGCCCGGTGGATAGTCAACCTGAAGCATGATGCGTATAATGCACGTCGCTTCATCTTCGGCGACGAGGCGAGCCTGGAACTAGGCAAGTGGATCAACTCCTGCGAGGACTTGCTCCTCGACAACCGGCACTTCGCCAAGCCGCCTTTTCCCTCCACTTACATCGAACTGACCATCCACAAGGTCCATGACGGGATCGGCCGCCCGACGAGCGGCCCCAAGGAGACGGGCGACGACAGACTAGGGTTCCTGATCGTCGGAAACCATGTCCGGACCGTCGTTTCCAGTCACAAAGTAAACGGCCCTTGCCCCGGTGTCTGGCACTACTGGCTCGACACGCCGGACGAGCACCAGCTGATCCGGGGCAGCCGGGAACGCAACGAATGGGCGCGGGCCACCTTGCTGCTGGGCACGACCGCCAAAGCCATTCGCGACGACGAGCAGAAGCAGGCCATCGCCAACGGCACCCGCATCCGCTGCGTGATCCCTTCGATCTGGAAGGACATCCGTGAATGGGACGAGGACACGGGTGCGGTCAAGCAGCAGATCACCAATCTGATCATGAGCGCGGCCGGCGAGATGCGAACTCTTTGGGCCGCGCTCCTGCTGATCAGCCAGCACCGCAGGCACCTGAGCTTCCAGGAAGTCCCCAGGCATGTCTCCTTCGTTCCCAAGCGCAAGGTGTTCATGGGCCACACCATCGTCAACATTCCGATCACCGCTCCCGAGAACATGCGCCACACCTACTACCCGAACACCCGTGCTTCTCCGGTTGGTCATGAGGTGCGCGGCCACTGGATGCACTGGCACCGAGGCGAAAGCTGCCTCCAGCGATGGCCGGGCTCCTCGCCTATCCCCGACGACAAGGGGCATTTCACCTGCGCCGGCTGCAACGGCTTCTGGACATGGAAGAAGCAGCATCACCGGGGTGACGCCGGCCACGGTATCTCCCTCCAAACCTGGGAGGTCACGCCGTGAAGCTACGTAAAAATCCGAATATGACGGCATCCCCCGAAGTGCTCGAATTGCTCAGGGCGAGCGGGCTGCCTTGGGAATTCGTTTCGGGCTCCAAGCACATTCATATCCGGATCGCCGGCCGCTTGGCCGGCATCCTTCCGCGCGGCGGGCATCCGAGGACGAGTGACGTAGGCCGCGCCCGCCTGAACCAGATGGCGCAGCTTCGCCGCCTCATCCGCGAAGTGCAAGGGACTGGGACATGCAGCCAAGCACCGAGAAATGCCCCCATTGCGGGCTGATCCACGACACCACCTGTCCGAGGATCAAGAGCATCGATTATTACAAGGATGGGAGCGTGAAGCGGATCGAGTTCCACCTGCCGACGCCGATCTCTTCGACGGTATCCCCGCCGCCGCCGTCACCGCCGCCACCGCCGCCGCTACCCACGCCGTATGATCACTGCCGTCGGCCCAACGGGCATTTCAAAGGGCTCTCGGCGACCGAAGCCAAGGTGCTGGAACTTCTCGCCAAAGGCGATAGCAACAAGCTCGTCGCCATCAAGATGGGCAACTGCGAGGCGACCGTGAAGGTGCATGTGAAGAGCATCCTGCGCAAGCTGGGCGTGCGCAACCGCACGCAGGCCGCGACGTTTTTCTCCACAACGATGGTTGACAACTCTTTGTTGTCTGTGCAACACAACATGTCTAACGAAGGAACCGGCAATGAGCAAATTTCTCTACGTGCGTGATCTGCGCGGCGAGCCGACACTGGTGAACTTGGACGACATCAGCCTGATCGAGCCGAACACCGACAAGGATTGCACGATCTATTTCATGCACACCGAAAGCACAGCGCCCGGCTTGACCGTGCAGGGGAATTTCAAGGAGATCGGTCAAGCTCTTGAGAAAGAAAAGCTTGTCATCGTTCCAGAGGTTAAAAGGTAGATGGACCTTTCGCTCAGACTGATGCCCTTCCAGGTTGATGGCGTGGATTTCCTCGCCAAGTCCAAGAGGGCCATGCTCTCCTGGGAGCCCGGCGTCGGAAAGACCCCGCCCGCCGTGCGTGCCTGCGCCCGTGTGAAGGCCGAGAACGTCCTGGTCTTCTGCCCTCTCATTGCCACCGGGGTCTGGAGACGGCACTTTCTCGACTGGAGCGGGTACGCCGACGTGCGTGTGCTCGACGGCAACTGGGTGCAAAAGCCCCATGCCTTCCTGAACGGCACGGGGGTTCGCATCATCCCCTACTCGCGGGTGAGCCAGAAGGACGAAGCCGTCGATCTGGCGACCCGCTTCAGCCTGAAATGGGACGTGGTGATCCTCGACGAGTGCCACTACCTCAAGAACCACGACGCCAAGCGCACCCAGGTGATCTACGGGCCCCGGATCGACCTCACCAGTTCCCCTCTGGAGGACGCGGAGCACATTTGGTGCCTGTCAGGCACTCCGTTGCTCAATGGTCCTCACGAGCTATGGACGCATCTGAAGGCGCTGCGGCCCGATCTCATCACTTTCCCGAGCCTGGGGGTCATGAGCTATCGCAGCTTCGTCAATCGCTACTGCCATGTTCGTCCCACCCCTTACGGCTTCCTTGTGGTGGGTGCGAAGAACACGCTGGAGCTTGCCACGCGCCTGAAGGGCTTCTCGGACAGGAAGCGGACCAAGGACGTGCTTCTCGACCTGCCGCCCTTGCGCATTGTCACCTACGAGCTTCCCGGAGAGATGGTCACTGTTACGGAGGAGCTTGAGGACGCCCTGGGCGATATGTCCAACGAGTTTGGGCTTCTGGGCGACGACGAGATTTTGGCAGCCATGCAAAGCGTTCACACGAGCACGGCCCGGCGCTTGGTGGGGGTGGCCAAGGTGCCCGGCGTGAACCTTCTGGTGAACGAGATGCTGGAGAGTGGCACCGGCAAGGTGATCGTCTTCGCGCATCACCGCGAGGTGGTGCGCCAGCTGGAGAGCGACAACCGTGCCTGGAACCCTCTGGTGATCATGGGCGGCACGTCCCAGAAAGACAGGGAACATTCCATCTACGCCTTCCAGAACGATCCGGCGCACCGCCTGATCATTCTTTCCATCGAAGCCGCGTCGGAGGCGATCACGCTCACAGCCGCCAATCAGGTGGTGATCGCCGAGCCGAGCCCCGTCCCCGCCAAGAACGCGCAGGCCATCGCCCGCGCGCATCGCAAGGGGCAGCGTGAGGCCGTGCTGGCGCAGTTCGTCACGCTTCCCGGCACCTTCGACGCCTATTTTATGAACATGCTCGCCCGCAAGACCCGCGACATCATGAAGGTGGTCGATCCCGATCTCGCCTCTCCCGACCCTGCGCAACCGACTTTCCCGGCATTGGAGGACCAACCGATATGAAGCTCACAGTCACCATCGAGTGCAACAGCGTCAACGAGTTCCAGTGGCTCGCCCGGCGGCTTCAGCCCGACGAGAACACCGCGACGCAGGCCGAGAGCCGTCCTGCCGGCGGCAACGGCAAGGCACCGGACCATTCGAGCGCCGCGAAGGCCGATCTCGCCAAGCAGGCCCAGGAGGCTGCCCGGAAATCCGAGGCTGCCGCCAGCGCCGGCAGCGAAGCTCCAGCTTCCAAAGCGCCGCGCAAGAAAGCCGACAAGCCCGCGCCTGCGCAGGCACCGGCAGCCGACCTGACCGAGGAGCTTCAGGCGCTCAAGGATTTGGTCACGACCGCCGCGCGCCTCGCCATGCGCGGCGAGGGCGACAAGAAAATCCTCGATCTCCTGCCCGCCTTCCGCGACGCGACCGGCCTCGACTTCGTGATGAACGCCACCGAGGCGCATGTCCCGGCCCTGCGTCAGCTTGCGGAAGCGGCCAGTCTCGCGACGGTCTGACGGAAGGCAGGCATGCTGATCCCCGAAGTCCGAGCCCTTCTGCTCGATATGGCAAAAGGGCTTGAGACGTTGGGGTTCACCGGCTACGCGACGCGGACCCGCCAACTTGTGAACGAGCTTCATCGACGCCCCCGGCAGCAGCAGGCTCCGCAACGCTCGAAGCACATGACCCCCGCGATCAAGCAAGCCATTCGCCACTACCATCAGAAATTTCCGCTCTGGACGCAGCAGCAGCTTGGTGAGTTTTGCGGTGTCAGCGCCGGGCGCGTGAGCGAGACACTGAACGGAAAGCGCACATGAACGAGACGAGGCCCCTCAAGCTCGACGAGAAGGTCCATGCCGAGCTTGGGCCTTCGTCGAGCGAAATCTGGCTGACCTGCCTCCAGGCACCGCGCGAGTGGAAGCGCTACCCGCCCAAGAAAGCGGGCTTCGCGGCCCATGAGGGCACGCTCGCCCATACTCTCTGTGAAGCGGCTCTCATGCTCAGGGGAATTCCCTGGAGCGTGGGGCGCGTCTTCGAGGTCGAGGGCGACAAGGTGCCCGTGACACAGGAGATGCTGAACGCCGTCCAGCTTTGGGTGAACGTGACGAACACCATCAGCGATGTCTCGCTCTGGCGCGCCGTCGAGAAGCAGGTGTCGTTCGCGTGGCTGTGGGGCGACCGGCCGCCCGCCACCGATCTGTTCGGGACCGGCGACTTCATGGCCGCCGACCCGAAAGTCCTCTACATGCTGGATTTTAAGTATGGCCAAGGTAAAGTTGTCGAGGTTAAGAATAATACTCAGCTTCTCTGCTACGGAGTGGGTGCTTACGGACTTCTCACAAAGGAACGGCCAGACTTGGCGAAAACTATCGAGGACGTGTCACTGGCAATCGTCCAGCCGCGTGCGGGGAGTAGTCCAGTCAGACAATGGTCGATTTCAATTGGCGACCTGCTTTTCTGGGCTTATTCGGTGCTCAAGCCGAGCGTCGATAAAATCCTCTCGGCCAAGCCGCTTCCCCTTGTCCCTGGGTCGCACTGCTACTGGTGCGCGGCTTCTCGTGAGTGCCCCGCGTATAAGACGCACCGGCTCCGTGACAGCACTTTTCCCGACCTGACGACCGCAGAAATGTTGTCGGCGTCACTTGACATGATATAGAGGTAGTGGTTACATTCGAGCATACTTCTAGACGCAACAGACACAAAGGACCCTACCAATGGCTACCAAGAGCATCCTGACGCCCGTCGGCATCTCCAGCTTCATCAACCTGAAAGAGCCCCGCTCCGTCGTGGAGGGCGGCGAACCCCGCTACTCCATCACCCTGATCTTCGACAAGGCCGCTCAGGCGACCGACCAGTTCCGCAATCTGGAGGAAGCCATCGAGGATGCCATCCGCGCCAAATGGCCGAGCCGCCGTCCCGGCGGCCTGCGCAGCCCCTTCCGCGACGGCGCGGAGAAGCAGGGGGTCTATGAGGGCTACAAGGCCGGTGACATCTTCATCTCGCCCTGGAGCAAGGACAAGCCCGGCGTCGTGGACATCAACCGCAACGACCTTCTTGATTTCGCGGACGTGTTCGCCGGCTGGACCTGCCGCGCCAATGTGCGCCCCTTCGCCTACGACCAGGGAGGCAACAAGGGCTGCGGGCTGTTCCTCGACAATGTGCAGTTCCTGCGTCCCGGCAAACGCCTCGACGGCCGCAAGGCTGCCTCCGAGAGCTATCCCGACGATCAGACCGCAGACGAGATGATCTAAAATGGTCCCCCTTCTCACCCCGGAAAGCTGGCGCGTCCTGCGCCAGCTTATCAGGCTGCACGGCTACGACGACCTGATCCGCGCCCTGCGCCTTCAGCAGATCACGGACATTCTGGACCCTCCCAAGGACGAGAACGACGATGCGCGGCTCCCTGATGATCTCCGTGTGCCCGGATTGCGGTGAGGCACAGTTCACTTTCCCCGATCCCGAGAGCAGGCACGACCGGAATATTACGGTCGCCATAAATCACGGCGACTTCCTGAAGATGCTTGCCCTCCTCCTGAGGCGCGCGGACGCCTTTCATGAAGGCCGTCCTTCCAAGGGCGAGATGCCGCTCCGGTGCTGCCAGACGGGGCACTAAAGCCATGCCAGACGATCCGCTGAGAGAAATCGAGGCTAAGGCGCAGAAAGCCTTCAAGGCGTTCGATGCCAAGCGGAACAAGCTTGCTGTTACCTACTGGGCGGCAAGCACCCCTAAAGCCCAGCTACGGGCGCTGGCAAAAATTGTCCGGCAGCATGGCAAGTTTATGAACCAGAATATGTTCACGGGCGGCTGGATGGCTAACGATGTCGTCAGTTTTGCCTTGGTCATCGAGGAGATCGCCAAAGGCATGAAGGAGTGAAAGCTTCCGTGCCTATCGTCCATCTCGATCTCGAAGCCGCAGGCACCCTCGACCTTCGCAAGGTCGGGGCTGACGCCTGGGCGCGCGATCCAAGCACTCAGTTGATCCTCGTCGGCTACGCCATAGACGACCAGCCGGCGAGGAATTTCACCTGGGGCGGCGGGCTTCCCTGGGCCGTGGGCCATTTCGACCTGATGGCGTCCACGATCCGGAACGACGAGCTTCATCTCGCTTACGATCTCGCCCGCGCCGTCGAGCAGGGCGCGGAGATACACGCCTGGAACGCGGCGTTCGAGCGGGTCATGTGGAACACCATCATGGCGCGGCGCGGCTTCCAGCGCCTTCCCATCGACCGTTTCCACTGCACGATGGCCGCCGCCGCGAATGCCGGGCTTCCTATGGCCCTGGACGACGCGGCCTTGGCCATCAACGCCTCTCATGTGAAGGACAAATTGGGCCATGCCAACATGCTGCGCATGGCGCGCCCGCGCGCCTTCCAGCCTGACGGCACGCCGCGCTGGTGGCATATCGAGAGCGCCCCCAAGCTTCATGCGCTGAAAGCCTACAACATCGCGGACGTGGAAGCCGAGCGGGAAATCTACAAGCGCATCCCGCGCATGCCTGGGCGCGAGCGCGAAATCTGGCTGATCGACCAGCACATGAACGACCGGGGCATGCCGGTGGATTTGGACCTTGTCTGGCAGCTGGAGACGATCACCGAGGAAGAGCTTCGCCATCTGAACCGGGAGATCGCCAGCCTCACCGAGAATTTCGTCTGGAAGATCACGCAGAACGACCGGCTCCTGACATGGCTGAATGACGGCGGCTACCCTTGCGACAATCTTCGCAAGGACACCCTGAAAGAGTTCATCGGCAGCGAAGCCTTCTACGACATGACCGTTTTCGCGCAGAAAGCGCTCTTGGTGCGCGCCGAGGCGGCCAAGACCTCGACGGCCAAGCTGAAGAAACTCCGGAACTTCGCGTGGCGGGACGGCCGGGCGCGGCATCTCGTGCAGTATGCCGGTGCGGTCAGGACGCTGCGCTGGGCGGGCAGGGGGCCGCAGGTTCAGAATTTCCCGCGTCCCGTCATCAAGCATGTGGACAGGGCTATCGAGGAAATCAAAAAGGGCATGCCTAATGAAGGGCTGCGCGTCGTCTTCGGCAAGCCGCTCGACGTGGTGTCCTCGTGCCTGCGCGGCACCTTCCATGCACTGGCCAACAAGCGCTTCGTGGTGTGCGATTTCCACTCCATCGAGGCCATCGTCCTGGGCTGGCTTGCAGATTTCAAGGAACTGCTCGACGTGTTCCGGCGCGGCGAGGATGTCTACGTCTACACGGCCGCCGGGATCGGCAGCAACAACCGGCAGCTGGGCAAGGTGATGCGCCTTGCTCTCGGTTTTGGCATGGGCGCGGACAAGTTCCGGAAGACGGCCAAAGCCTCCGGGATCGAACTGTCCCTCGTGGAAGCCGAGGAAGGCGTCCAAAGGTTCAGGAGCACCAACCGGCCCATCGTCTCGCTCTGGTATGCCTACGAGAACGCCGCGCGGCGCGCCATCCTCACACCGGATCAGCAGTTCATGGCCGGCAGGACGAAGTTCCGCATGGCGGCCAAGAGCGGCCGCGCGGCCAGTTCCCTCTTGATCGAGAAGCCGTCAGGGGGCACCCTCGTCTACCGGGACGCGACTGTCGAGGACGGGCGCATCCGCTACTGGGGCGTTCACCAGACCACCCGGCAGTGGATGCAACTCGACACCTACGGTGGGAAGCTTGTGGAGAACGTCACTCAGGCGGTGGCCCGCGACCTTCTCGCGGACGCCATGCGCGAGTTCGACCGCCTCCATCCTGGTGCGCTGCTGACGACCATCCATGACGAGATCGTGGCCGAGACATGGGCCAAAGAGGCTCCGCAGATGCTGGAAGACCTCAAGCGGATCATGAGCACTCCCCCTGCCTGGGCTCCCGACATGCCGCTCTCTGCGGCCGGCTACGTCGCCGAGCGCTACGCCAAAGGCTAGAGAGGAGGGAACGCCATGCCTGCCGACGCCCAAGCCGTCTCTATGGATGCGGTCGAGTTCTTCGACGCCGGCTTCGGCCTCTACATGCTGCCGGTCACGCCTCCGGGCGGCGCGTCGTCGCCTTCCTCGACCTTGAACGCCAAGGTGATGGGCAAGGCCCCCGGAAGGCTCACGGCCGCCGGCTGGACGGGCGTGGACGTGAACGACCACAGGCACCGTTGCCAGGACTACAAGACCGCGATGCTCTGGCGCGACGAGTGGGGCTCGAATGTCGGTTTCGCGGTTGGGAACGGGTTCGTCGTCATCGACAACGACCAGGGCGAGGAGTTCTCGCAAGTTCTCTGCAAGGTGCTGGCGGACATCGGCGTGACGCCGCTGCGCCGCTACGTGCTGCACGAGAAGCACAAGCGTGACGCCTTCTTCCTGAGGGTGCTGGATTTCGTGGGTGATCCGGCATCCGTCGCCAATCAGGACATGAAATTCCGCAAGGACGCCCTCGAAGCCAAGGTGCAGGTTCTGGCGCACGGAAAGCAGGCCGTGATCTCCGGCATGCATCCCGGCACCAAGGCTCCCTATGTCTGGAACCGGGTCATTGCCAGCGTCGATGACATCCCGGTGGTGAGCGACAAGAAACTTAGTGAGATCATAAGAAAATTTATGGAGGCGCTGGCCGATGACGGCTGGTCGGTGCCTGCGCAGGCACCGCAAGCGCGCAGTGGACAAAACCCCGCCGCTAATTCGACGTCACCCTCCTCCTCCTTGGTTGTGCTCGACTGGGTCGCGTTCCAGCCTGCTCTCGACGAGGTGAGCGACCTTCTCAAGCGGATACCGAACCGCGACACGCCTCCCGGAGCCGTGCGGACCAGCGTGGACATCTGGCTGGACGAGTATCCGAACTGGGTCAAGGTGGCCTATTGCGTGGCCGCGCAACTGGGGTCCACCTTCGCGATGACGCCCGAGGCCGAGCGGATATGGCTGGCATGGTCCGACGGACGCCAGCAGACGGGACAGTCTTCCAAGGATTTATGGCGCAGCGTGCTCAAGCAGCCGCAATGGCAGCTGGGTTCCATCGCGCTCCTCAAGCTCGTGCGGCAGATAGCGCCCGAGAACCCGCCCTTTCCGGCTATCGACCCGAACGACCCGCAGATCGTCGCGGCCCTGGGGCCTCGCCCGCTCTGGGACAAGATCAACTCCGAGTGGATTTTCCTCGCCCAGAAGGACGGCCGCTTCGTGCATTTGCCGAGCATGCGCGAGGTTCACCACAAGGGCTTCGCCAGCGAGCATTCGGCCCAGGCCAAGGCGCTGGCGAAGGAGCTTGGCTGGAAGGGCAAGCGCCCCAACGCCGCCGACGTCTTCGTGAACCAGCCGGACAAGCGCATCGCGACAACCTACACCTATTGGCCCGGCCTTCCGCAGTTGATCGTCAATATGGGAAGCGGGCCGCTGGTCAACTTCACGATCAACCGCTGGATCGCGCCCGTCGTGCAGGCACGGACCGTGACGTCCACTGAAATCAAACCTTGGCTCGATCATCTCGACTTCATCCTGGAGAGCGAGAGCGGCCGCTTTGTGAAGTGGTGCGCCTACGTCGTCCAGCACCCCGAGGACAAGCCGAACTGGCACTTCCTCATCATGGGTTGTCCTGGTGTGGGCAAGGATACGATGGTCGTGCCTGTGAAGCTCGCCATCGGCACGCGCAACTGCCTCGAAGCGGAAATCCCGCAGCTCCACGGCGATTTCAACGACGCCTACGAGAAAAAGCTCCTGATCGTGAGCGAGACGAGCCAGCCCTGGCGGGAGGCGCACCGGCTCTGGACCCGTCTGAAGCAAGTCCTCGCCAAGCCGCCCGACACGCTGCGGATCAACCCCAAGCATTTGCAACCCTACCTGATCCCTAATCTGGGAGCCGCGATCCTGTTCTCGAACGACCTGAACCCGATCTTCATCGAGCCCGGCGACCGCCGGCTGCACATCCTGAACCAGCGGCACATCAGGCAGAAGCCGGCCGCTTATTACGACGCCCTGCGCAACTGGCTCGACGCCGGGGGCGCGGACGCGGTCGCGTCCTACCTGCACGGCTACCCCCTGAGCGACGCCGAGAAGCTGGGCTTCAAGGGCAACGCGCCTGACAGCCCCGCCAAGCAGGCACTGATCCAGCAGAACCTGAACCCGGCGCTCTACGCCTTCGAGGAGATGGTCCGGGACGCCCGCTCCGGAGTGCTTTCGGCGCTTACGACCGTGAGCGAGATGGTGGAAGCCATCGAGTTGCGCGCCGGGAAGCGCTTCCGCCCCACTCCCCAGGAGGTGGGCGCGTGGCTGCTCGACATGGAGCACAAGGGAAAGGGCGCGGGACGCCTGCGCCGGGACCCGAACAACCCGAGCTATTGCGGGGCGGTGAGCAGCAAGGGACAAACGTCCGCGCGCCTCTGGCATCTCTCCGAGAAGGCTCCTGACGGCCGTGACTGGAGCCACTTCTCGAATGTCGAGCTTCTGGCCATGTGGCGCGGCAAGCCCCCGCCGCCGCGTGCGACCATTATTCCTTTCCCTGATGACGAGAAGATTTGACAACGCGCCACGCCATGACTACATAGAGTGTCTGTGAAAGGATCAGGTGTCAGGATATGGTTGGTTGGGCTAAGAATTCTCCCCGCAAGATGGCTCCGGGCATCGACATGCCGATGAGCGTGTCGAGCCTCGCAGACGCCTGCGGCGTGAGCCGTCAGCGCATCTACATCCTCGTGAAGGAGGGCCGGATTTCCGCCGTGCCGATGGCCGGCGGCTACGTGATCATGCCGAACGAGGTCAAGCGCGTCATGGGCATGACGCATCACGTTCGAATGCGGAGCGGGAACACTCAGACCCGCTTCGATTTCAGCAAGATTTGACGGAGAAGGGAAAGTCCACCTGCAACGGGCGTGCGGCCACCGGCAAGCGTGTAAGGCGCTACAAGATCGGGTTCTGGTTTCTCTGTCAAATAATCGGAAGGCGACATCTTCCAGTGAAATCCGATAAAGCCGCACAACTACTTCGATACGTCGCCTCGCAACGAGGAATTGCCGTCCCTCTACAGCCCGCGTGCTGGAGGTTCACCACCAGGGATGCCCTGGAGTGCGTCAACGCTCCCTATACCAATCGTGGAAGCATGCTCTTCCGGGTCCCCAACTGGTTCGAGAACGATGGCCGAGAGCTACAGCCCCGCTCCGATTAAGCGCATCGCGCAGATCATCACGCATAGGCGCGAGGACGCCAAGCAGGGAGCATCCGCCATTGGACGAGCGAAGCGCATCTACGACGAGGAGATCGCTCCCCTGGTGGTGCAGCGGAACGCGCTTCAAGACGAGAACGTGAAGCTGCGAGCACAGCTTGCCGACGTGAACGCGGCGCTCGAAGCATCCGAGGCACTGAGATGAGCAAGGAGGAAGAGCCTGGAAACCTGTTCGACGCCATGCCTACCAATCAGTTCGCCGAGATCGATGGCATCGTTTGCCGCGTGTGGAACGGCATGACCAAGAGCGGCGTCGTCTTCAAGATGCTGGTCTACAGGGTGGCTCACATCCAGACGAAAAAGCGCACCGAGCTTCAGGCGGAATTGGCCCTCACCGGCAAGCCGCATTTCATCAAGATGCCGGACACGGCGCAAGCGCCCAGCAACGCCGCGCGGCAACGACGCTTCCGAAGCATGAGACGGTAGTGTTCACGTTTTGTTCCCCTTAACCAGAATTTTGAAATTTGGGCTGGCGCTGTGGCTGCTGGTGCCTGTGGCCGCCGAGGCGCGCCCTTGCAAGCACGGCATGATCCGGCGGGTGTCCTTGGGCGTCTGCGTCGGCGCGCACTCCAGGCTGGCGCGGGGCTTCTACCATCCGGGGCATCACCGCTTCCTAAGGCGGCCGAGCTACGGGAAGCATAAAGGTCATCGTCCGGTGATAGAGGAGCCTGACGACACGCCCGACGAGGCGCAAGCGCCGGCCTGGAGAAAATTCCAGGGAAAAGCCGTCGAGGACCCTCCCGAGCAAGTGGAGCGGGCCGACAAATCTTCGAAGTTGACTACGGAAACTCCATATGAGCTTCCGATGGGGATCGAAGGTTCCGTGTTGATGCGCAAGCCGCGCGCGAACACTTTCGACCAACTTGAACCTCCTAGATAGGGAGAGCGTGAATGAGCAAGAAAATCGGGGGAGTGCCGCTCGACACCATCAGCCGGCTCTTCGCGAACGTGCCCAACCAGACCGGCGACACCGCGTCCGCGCAGATGTCCCGGCAGGCGCAGGCACTGGGCTCCGAGGCCGTCGATCTTGTGGAGGGCGGCAAGATCAGCCACGAGACGTTCCACAAGCTCTTCATCCTCGCGATCAGGATGGTCGAGTTCTCCAAGGACATCCACGACTACGAGCGAAGCGTGCTGTACCAGAAGGCCGAAATTCTAAAGGCGAGGGCCGCGTGATGGGCGAGCCGCATCATTACTCCGTGGTGCAGTTCTTCGGCGACGGCACCTACGAGAAGGTGCGCTCGATGGTGCCTGCCAATCAGGCCGTCATGGCCGCGCATCACTACACCCATAGCGTCGCGGCCCGGCACGGGATCGTCGAACGCGTGATCATCACCACCGAGGACGACGACATCTGCTTCGAATGGAAGTTCGGAGAGGGGATCACCTACCCCGAGGAATGTCGAAAATTCGAGCAGCAGGAGGAGCGACAGTGAACGAGCACGAAGCCCGCATAGAAGCCGCAGCCGACGAGGTGCAACGCGAGATCGTCGGGATTTTCCGGCCGAGGATGCCCTTGGCGGAAGAGGCTCCTATGGCAGAACCCACGCCGCCGCCTTCGATCAACATGCGGCTGTCTGCCCTCGAAGCGACGCTTGGCGGCATCTACAACGAGATGCACGAGATGGAGCAGCGGATCATCCATCGGATCGAGCAGGTGCTTGCCACCATCCTGTGACCGCGCTATGGTCATGATGTTCCGGCTCAACGGGCTTGCGTAGGGGTCTGCCCCCCATGCCTCGACGCTCCCCGCTGACACCGGAACAACTGTTTCTTGAGATACGCTGCGCGATGGCGCAGCGAGCACTGGAAGGCGGCGCGCCAGTAAAACAGGAGCCTTCCGGGGGAAGGGTGGCAGGCAAGCGCAATCTCTGTCACTCTTCCCGGTGCGTTTTAGTTCTGCCCGCCTCCCTGGCCCATGCCGCCGTAAGGCGCGCCCCTGTTCAGCATCGCGGACATCCCGGTGGGCGGCGGCTGCCCGGCGAGGAAGAGCGAGCGCAGCCAGTTAGGTCCCTGAACATGCTCGATGCCCTGCGGCGCGCCTCCAGCCACCGGATTGGTGGGGCTCGCGGTTCCGGCGGTCGGCAAGCGGCCCCCGAGCGGGATGTCGCCTGAAGGCCGTATCGGCGGCAGCGGGACGGGCGTCTGCAACCCCGGCGGCGGGCGCGGCGGGAGCGGCGGCTGCGGCTCCGTGCTGAGCACGGGGTTCGCTCCCCGCGCCGGAGCCGTGGGCGGCAGCGGCGTGGTGGCGGATGCAGGCCCGCGCGGCGTAGCGCCCCCGGAAGTGGGCACCGGAGAAGCAGGGGCCGGCGCGGATGGAGGGTTCCCGTAACCGCCCGGCGGGTAGAAGCTGAAGGCGGGCGGCTGGACCGCCGGTCCCGGAGGTGGTGCCGGCGGCGCTGGAGGGGGTGGTTGAGGCCGAGGCGGCACGACCCCCGGCATCAGGGCGTCCAGGGCCGCCAACGACATGATACCCGGTGCCGGCGTGCCTGGGGCGTTATCGTAGAGGCTGCCACCAATTTGACCGACGACGGGATCGCGGGTGCGCGCCATCTATAACTCTCCTTCTCAATAAGGTCCCTGCTTGATGAGCCCGGTCATGCCCTGGGCCGTCGCGCGCGGGACGTGGATCAACCCCGAGGAGCCCAATGGGAACCCCTTCGGCATGGGCATCAGCATCTGCCCGTTCGGCATCATGGTGGGTTGCTGGGAGCGCGCGTCGGGGTAAGGCGGCGGCGCGCCCGGATGCGGCATCGGAGGGGGCTGCACGCTCATCATCGGGTTCGTGGCCGAGAATTTCCGGGGTCTGGGCTGTGGTGGTTGCTTCGCGCCCTGCGGCACGCGGCGCGCTTCCTGCGGGGAGGGCTTGTGCGAGGCTTCCGGCAGCACCGTCGCGGCGACCTGGGCCGAGGACGGCCCGGCTACCTGCTTGGGCCCGGAGCCCTTGGCCGGGTGCTTGCCAGGGTTCGTCTGGGTGGTCATGGCCCCGCCCGGCGTCGTGACCTGGGACCCGAGCGCATTCGCGAGATCGTATGAGACGGCCATCAGGCGAGCCTTCCTTTTGTCCAGGTCGTGCCCGGGACGGATGCGACCTGCCCCTGGCCCCAGATGTTCGACATGTAAGGGTTGGTTCCCAATGGCTTCAAACCAGCTTGTGCCATCAGCGCGGTCATGCCGTCTCCCGAGGTGATGCTGCCCGGGTCCATCTCGCCACCGGGCATCGGCTGCATCGCCAGTTGCCCGAGGGTGGAAGGGACGCTCCCGCCGCCGCTGAACTGCGCAGGCACGGCGTTCGGCCGCGTCTCCGGGTCCATCGCCGCCGGGGTCCTGATCGCGGGCTGGTCCGGGGCGTCCATGATGGGCTGAGAGCCACCACCGCCACCGCTCATTGGAGCCGCCAAGCTGCTGAGCGCCTGCCCTATGGACATCCCCTCCATCTCGGCGGGGGTGACAGGCGCATAACCCTGCGCTCCTGCGACGGCCCCGCCTTTGCCGGCTTCCATCGTCGCGGGGGCGTCGCTTGGGTTGTAGCCGGAATTGCCCCAGTTCGGGTCTGCGTCCCGAGGCCCGTGATAGCCGGCCCAGGGCGATGTCGAACCTCCCTTGGCGAGGTAGTTCGCGACCCAGGCCACTTGCTGGGGAATGGTATTCGAGTTGCGCAGGTCGAGGCCGGTATCCCTCTCGAACTGCACGCCGAGGCCCGCGCGCCGGTTAAGCTGAAACGGCCCCCATGAGCTTTCGAGGGCATCGTCTTTCTTGTCGTAGTTGCTTGTATGCAGGCTTTCACCTGCACGAATACCGTTGAGGATCGGAATTAAATCTGGACGGTGAATACTGTTGGCGGTTTGTGTTATTAAGTCGGTGAGTGTCGAGGGTCTAATCACAGGACCCATAATCGCCGCACCCGTGCCTGCGGTGCCTGCGGTGCCTGCACCAGTATTCCCGTAGGCGGCCCAAATCCTGTTCCAGTCTCCTGAAGCCCTGGCATTCTTAAGATTATTCCAGAGAGTGGGCTGCCCGTTGGCATCCAGGATATGGTTAAGTGGCTGAGCCGGAAGCTGCCAGTGATTGAACTCGGCCGTGTTGTTGATCCCATAGGGATTGTGCAGACCGTTGCTCCCGGCGATCTGCGCCCAGCGCTGGGCCGAGGCGGACCCCGGACCGCCGATGCCGATCACGTCGCTCGCCAGACCGTAGGAATGCGCTGACTTCAGGTCCGCGTCGAACTCGCTCCCCGTCTCGCTGGGATCGCGGTAGCCGCTCAGCAGGCGCACATTCATTCCCTGCGCCCGTGCCTGCTGGATGGAGTTCGCCATCGCCAGCGCAAAGTCTGGATGAAGGTAAGCCGTATCGCCCACCCGATTGGGATGGTTGCTGAGCGATGACAGATACTGCCGTGCCTGATCGGGGTCGGTGAACATCAGGGTTGCGGGGTCCTGCTTTGCAAGATGCGGCTCATCATGGTGTCGTAGAAGCTCTTACGCTTCTCGGCTTGTTGGTCGGCGGCCGTCGCCATTTGTGGGACATTGCCGTAGAGGGCATTCGAAAGCTGGTCCCCCATCGGTGCCTGCGCGATGGCCCGCTTCGTCTCCGGGCTCGTCACGTCTCCGGCTGTGAACCTCGTGAAGCCCGCCTGCGCGGCAGGCCCCAACCCGAAAGGCAGATGTCCGAAGACGGCATGGGCCAGATCACGCATGCCGATAGCCACACCCGCTGTCCTGCGCAGACCCGTGGCGGCCGGCTTGAGATCGAAGTTCCTTCCCAGCGTCGCGGCGTGCGCCAGCCTCTCGGAAGAGGAGAGCACGCCCGGAGGCGGCGGGGGCTCCGTGCCTGTCAGAACGTGCATGAGGTCGCCATAGGACGCGTAGTCGTTGGCGAACGCCTCGGGCCGCTCGCTGCCACCGGCAAGCTGCCCCCTGGTGCGGCCCAGCATGTCGATAGCGTTGGCGGCCACGGCTGCCCGCACCGCAGGGTCGAGGCGTCTGGAGAAGTTGTCGTAGACCCCGCTGTTCTGCTTGTTCGAGAACAGCACACTGTTCGCGATGTCGCCGTCGCCCATAGACTGTGGCGGGAATTCATAGTTGACCTGCCCGGTCGCGGGATCGGTCACACGGCGCGGCTCGCCCGCCACCTTGAAATAATCCGGCAGGATATGCTCGGAGTAATGCGCGAAGTTGGCGCGGGCGGCGCTGAGCGCGTCGGGAGGCGCGCCTCGGGCCGCAAGATGCGCTTCCATCGCGGCGAGGGCCGCGTTCTTGATCGCGAGCGGCACGGCGCTTTCGGTCGTCATCTGGCCGTTCGGAAGCATGTTGGAAGCCCCCGAGAGCACGTCTTGAAGCAGGCCGTAGGGAACCGTGGGCGCGGCATTTGGGCTCGTCACATCCGCGTTCGGGCGTCCGGGCTGGTTGAACCGATGCCCGTATTGCGAGCTTTCAACGACGCTGTTGTTGGCGATCTGCCGGATCGCGTCCTCGGTAGGCCCCTGACGGAGGTTGCCGCCTGTGGCGTGGTCGATGCTGCTGAGGAAGGGGGTGATGTCCACCTCGTCGGTGGGCTGGATGCCGTAGCGCGAGGCGATGTCGAGATAGGGCTGCTCGCGTTCTTGCAAAAGCCTGGGAATAACGTCCCTGGACCCCTGATAGAGCAGCCTGCCGGCGTTCTCCACCGATCCCGTGCCTGGACGGAAGCCGGGGCTGATCGCCTGCGTCGAAGCGTCCTGTGCCTGGAAGATGGCTCTGGCGTGATCGGTCTTGTCGGCTTCAAGCCGGTTGCCCCAGGGCGGGGTCGCGCCCAGCCAGTTCATGATGTGCTGCCAGCCGGGCTCCATCATCGAAACCGCGCTCGGCCAGTTCGGGGGCGGCTCGCCGGTCCTCGCGGCGTAGTCCTGCGCGAGCGCCTGCCCGGCGTTGTAAACGTCCTGTCCGCTTTCCCGGCGGACATTCGTCACATCCCCCTCCTTTGCCATTGAAGGTGCGTAGACCCGCGTGAGCGCGGTCTTCGCCGTGGTCGGGCCTGCGCCTCCGACAAGCGTTCCGATATAGGAGCCCGCCTCGCGCCCCTTCGGGCCGAAGAAATACTCGCCGACATCCCCGCCCAAATCCCCGCCGTAAGTGCTGGTCAGCGCGGGCACGAGCCCCCGTCCCCGCCCGGCGGTCAGCGTTTCGAGGGCGCGCTGCCAGAAGCTCGCATCCTGTGGAATGTCGGGCGTGCCTGTCTGCTCTCTCCAGGTCCCGGCGACCGTCGGCACGTCGTAGGATGTGCCCAGGTTCGGCGCGACGAGATGCTTGGCGACGTTCACGCCCGTAGCCGTCAAGTCCGCGAGGCCCGTCGATGGCGCGTAGATGTAGGGCGCGGCCCGCGAGAGCATGTTCCCCACATCCCCGTAAGTGACCCCTTTGTCGGTGAGGAGGCCCGATCCGGGGATCGTCCTCGACGCGATGTTGGTGTTGATCCAGTTGCCAGGTCCGGAGGCGTCGAAGGCCGCCCGCTGCCCACCTATGGCGGTGTTCGGGTATTTGTTAGTCGCGGAATAGATGTTGCTGGAGGTCCAGAAAGTCCCGTCGGGCCGCTTCGCCGCGAGGCCCATATAGGTCTTGTCCATCCCGGCGTTCAGGCGTGCCTGCTCCTTCAGGGCCTGCTCCGGCGACGTGACCCGCATGTCGTAGTTGAAATAGCCTCCATTGTTCAGCGGCAGCCGGTTGTAGCCGTTCGCCATGTCATCCTTGGTAAGCTCGCCATGCGGGTCCGGCATCATCCCTTTCTGAGGGTCGAGCGTGTAGTTCTGCTGGTAGGGGTCTCCTGAAGCCGGTGCCAGCATCGGGATGATGGCTTTCAGGAACGAGGCGGTTGGGGTCGCTGTGCGCCAGTCCGGGGTTGCTGCGGGCGGCGCTGGCGGCGCGGGCGGCGGCACGGGCGCTGGATTGGTGAACGTCCCTCCGCTGCCCGAGAGCGCGTCGGCGTTCGCCCTGGCCCAATCCCACGGCGACGTGTTGGGGTCTGGAGCGGAAGTGGTGTCGTCAGCCATCGGGCTACCTCATGACACCGGGCGGCAGATACATTTCCTGACCGCCCGGCCCCGTTACCAGCGGCATGACCGGCGCTGGCGGCGCGCCAGGACCCGCAACAGATGGCGGCGCTTGCAGTGACGGAGGTGCTTGCGGTGGCGTTTGCGGCGGCGCTTGCGGTGGCGCTTGTGGTGGTGGTGCCTGCGGCGGCGGCTGGAGCGGGCTGCCGCGTGGCGCGGAAGGCCCGGTGGTGACTGAACCGCTGCCACCGCTGCCCTGGAGAAGCGTCTGCAACTGATCGGGCGGCACGTCGGTGACGCCGTATTTCGTTTGGTAATCCTTCACGCGAGCCCCGATATTGTTTCGGCGCGCCTGCTCGTTCGTGAAATAGTCCTGGTAATTGCCGCTCCCTCCAGGCACCAACCCAAGATGCCCGGCGGCGTCCTGGGCGCGCTCTATTGCTGTCTGGGCGTAAGCCTGCTGTCGGGCGATGTTGTTCAGGAGAACCGGGGCGGGCCATGAACTGTCGCCAAGCTGATCCGTGAAAGGTCTGATCTCGGGGCCGGCGAAGCGGGCGTTGGCCTCTTTCACAAGGGCAGGAAGCTCGCTTTTCAGAATGGTGTTGAGCTTCGTCTTGGCCTCGGCCACGTCGCCGGCAATGATACCGTGATCGGCAAGCACCGAGAGCCAATGCATGCTCACCTGATTTATACCGCCTCCAGCGTTAATGTATTTCGTGAGTGCAGCCGCCTGATCCAGCTTCTCGTTAAGCTCCGCAGCCGACTGCCCGCCGTCATAGGCTTTTTGCCACTGCGCCGTGATCGGGGCCATGAACGCCTTGCGCGCTTCCGTGTCGGCCGGGCTTTCTCCGACGAACTGCCCTGCCGGGGTCTTGGTGAGCACCGGGATCGGAAGCTGCGAGCCGGGCACTGGAGCCGGACGCGAGATGGTCGAGACGCCTCCAGCAGTTGTTGCTGATGGTGCCTGCGCAGGGGGTGCAGGCATGGCCCTGGGAGTGGCCCCGCCGCCCATATCCGTCAAAGTCGGAGCCTGTGTCGGAGCCTGCGCGCCTGGACCCGCGACCGTCGGCGCTGGCGGTGCTGGAGCCGGCGCTGGCACTCTTGGAGGAGCAGACCCGCCGGGAGGCGTGACGCCTGCCGCTCGCGCGGCGGCGCTCGCGGCGTCCACAGAGGTCGGCACGGGAGCCGGTGCGGGCTGGGTCGCGGCGCTGGGTTGGAAGTTGCCCGGCGGCAGACCTTCCTGCATGACTTTTTCGTAGGATTTGCGGCTCGCCTCCGCAGCGCTGAGCCCCTGTGCCAAGAAATTCTTGTAGTCGTTCGTATGCTGCAAGCCGGGCACGTAGCCGTCCGCCGGGAGCGGCCCGAACTTCTGGAGGTAAAGCTCGGCATCGCGCTGCATGCTTCCAGGCACCCAGGGCGTGTCCTCGAAATGGACCGTGCGCCCTTCCTGCTGGGCTCTGATCTTGCCGGCTTCCTGCGCCTGCGCCTTCGCGCCTTCCTGCGCAGCTTCCTGCTGGCGGAAAAGCTCGGCCTGCCCGGCGGTCGTGGGAACCGCATAAGGCTTATCCCAGAAGTTTCCGGTGATCTGCCGATACATCTCGCGGTTGAAGGTGTCGTCCTCGGGCGTGTTGCCCTGCCGGAAGGGGTTCGACTTCATGTTGCGAAGCGCAAGCTCGAAGGTCATCTTGCTGTCGTCGCCGCGCAGGATCGAGTTCGCGATGAGGGGGAGCGCATCGGGCCGCACCCAGCCGCTATACGCCTGGGTCGCCTGCTGCTGTGCCTGCATCTTCAACTGCTGCTGGCGAAGCTCCAGGTCGCGCAGCCAGATTTGCCGCTGGAGGAGATAGGCTTCGGCCTGCGTCTTCGGGTTGAAGGCGTTGGCCACGGAGCCGGCGAGCCCGCTCAGCGTCTCCGAGAGGGTGTTGTCTTGCGGCAGCCTCAGGACCGGCATCTAAGCTCTCCTCACCAAAGCCCGGCCGAACCCGCGCCAAGCCCGTAATCGGTCATGTCCGGGGCCGGCGCGCTGACCGACACATTGGTGCCGCCGCCGCCCCAGCCGCCGGTTCCCCGCAGCCCGGTGCCCGTGAGCGTGCCTGCGAGGCCGCCAAGCGTCTTGGCGATGCTGCCCATCTGCCCCATCCCTGGCCCGGCGGCATAATTCAAAGGTTGCACCTGCTGCTCGACGCCGTAGGTCTTGAGGTTCCCGGCCCGGATTGCATTGGCGAGGTTGATCTGGTTACCGCCCTGGGCGAACTCGATGGGCACTGTGGTCCCAAGGCCGCCAAATGAGCCCCCATAGGAACCTGCCGTGGCAAGCGCCGCGATACGCCCCCTGGCGTTCTGGGTGGCGTTGTTCACCGCAGCCGTGAGGCTGTCACCGAACATCGTGTTGCCGGTTTTCTCCCCCGAGAGCGCCAGCGACGAGGGCGCGGCACCCCCGGCCGTGGTGGGCGTCACGCGTCCGGTCGAAGCACTGGGGTTATTGTAGAGGGCCGTGAGGCGCGCCGCCTCGTCGGCCTGCTGCTTCTGCTGGTTCTCCGGCGAGACTTGCTGGAGCGTGGCCTGCTGGGCGTTGGTCGCCTGCTGCCGCTCCATGTTCTCGGCATTCACCTGATCCTGGTGGATTTTGGTCTGGTAGGCGACCCATTGCGCGTTGGCCGCGTTCTGCTCGTCCATCAGGTTCTGCTGGGCGCTTGCCTCCATAGCGCCGGAAGCGAGTGAGACGGCTCCCGAGATCAGCCCGCCGACGAGGGGATCGCACATCCTAGACCGCTCCCGAAATGCCGGTGCCCGAACTGGGCGACGGCGTGGATGCGACGGACCCTGTGCCCATGCCGCCGGCACCGCCGCCACCCGTGATGTAGGCGTAAGGGTTCATGAAGCCGGAGATCGCGTTGCCTACGCCCGCCGTGATCGGCGCGAAGAGCGCACCGACAGGGTTCAGGAGCGGCACCGTGAGATTGGCATTGGCGACCATGTTCTGGGCCGTGTTGGCCGCGACGCTCGGGTCCTCGGTCGAGTAAAGCTGGTTCAGTGCCTGCTGCTGGTCCTGCTGCACCTGGGTGCGGAGCCCGGCGGTCTGGGTGTCGGCCTGCGAGGCGATCTGCGCCCGGTTCATGGTGTCCTGCTCGGAGAGCTTGCCGACATCCATCGCAGCCACGGAGGAATTGAGGGAACCCGCTCTGGCGAGGTTGTAGTTCAGCCCGGTGCGGGCGTTGGCGTATTGCTCGTCTTCCTGCGGGAGATAATAGTCGAGGATGCTCTGGCGGAATTTGTTGTAGAAGTCGTCTCCGAACCCTCCTGTCGTCGTGGTGCCTGGGCCTGTCGATCCGCCGTAGTAAATCTGGGCCTTTGAGAGATCACTCAAGCTTCCCGCTGACGTGACGAGGTTCCCGGAAGGGTCGAAAATCCCGTATTGGGTGCTGCCGCCGCTGTCCGGGAGCGGCTTCCACGAATAGCCGTCCGCGAGCGTGCCGGTCTGGCCGCTCATGTCCACCGCCGGAACCGGATTATAAGGCTGGAAGGGCGTTCCTATGGGCGCGACGCTCGGCGGCACGAGGGCTCCCGTGTTGGGGTCCTTCGTGAACCCCGTCGGCAGCGCGTAGGCCCCTCCCCCGACCGTCGAGGCTGCAACATCGGCGGCGGTTGGCGGCGGGGGCGGCGGCGGGGGTGGCGGGGGCCTGCCGATGCCGGACGTGTCGAGCAGCTTGCTGTCCGACGGCCGTCCCTGGAACATGCTGTTGATGAGGTTCACGCCGTAGCTCAGGCGGGCGTTGCGCTCCTTGTTCGCCTCGGCGGCCTGCGCAGCCTGCTGCTGCTGCATCTGCACCATTTGCATATTGGTGGCTTCGGAAGTCTTACCCTTTCCGCCCACGGATTTGCTTTAGCCTCCCATATCTGCTAGGCTAGCACTTTCGAAGGAGGAAAATCTATGCCTAGATGCGGTAAGAGAGTTGATGTCGAAACCCGGCTCTACGAGAAGATCGATAAGCGCAGACCTGACGAGTGCTGGCCTTGGAAAGGCTACACTCACAAAGGCTATGCGACGTTCAGGATCGGATCGCAGAAACACCATGCCATCAGAATTGCATGGGAACTCGAAAACGGCGTGTTGATCCCGCCCGGCATGGAAATGGATCACCTCTGCAACAACCGCCTTTGCTGCAATCCTGCTCACGGGGAGGTTGTCACCCACTCCGAGAACATGAGACGTGCCTGGGCGCGTGGCCGGATAGTCAACCAAGGCCAAAGAGGCATGGGAAAGCACTTCAAGGATACCGCTGCGTTCAAAGCCTTCATGGCCGATCCAAGGTCTTGGCATGAAAAAGCCGCCGATCACGGCATCTCCAGGTCCACGGCCTATATCTGGACCAAGCAAGGGGTTCAGAAGCGCTTTCAACCTAAAGTCTCCGGCGCATGATGAAGCCCAGGCTCTCGAAGCCCGCCTTCTGGAACAGGTTGAAAAGCGTCCGCATCGCCTTCATTCCCGACGCGACAGGAGCATGAAACGCCCCGGCCCCGGCCCGCTGCCCCTCTTGGACAGCGAGACCGATCAGGCCCCTCCCTATGGCGCTGCCGCGAAAGTCCGGATGGACGTAAAGCTCCATCAGGACCATGCAGGGTTTTTTCGAGAAGGTGCGGTCGAACCAGTAGGAGATGAAGCCGACGATGCTCTCGTCCACGATTGCCAGGATGTGGGGACGGGTGTCCGAGATGACGCCGTCGAAGACTGTGGCATAGGCGGCGGCCTCGTCGTATTCCAGCATCTCCTTATAGACGGCTTCCAGGTAGAAAAGCTGATAGAGCTTCATCAATTCCGGAACGTCATCCGCCGTTGCGAAGCGGAACTCCACCTCGCTCTGCAACTCTTCTAAGGTGATGGGTCTGTTCATCGGCATGCCACGCAAAGAGGGTGAAATCTTCGCGTCGGGTGCCGAATTCCGACAGAACGGCTTCCGGAACGGCTCCGAGAGCTACCAGCCACTTGTAGGTGTCCTGGCGCTCGGTGAGCGCCCGACACTCGGCTCGATGACAACCGATCTTCAGGAGCGTCGGGATCATAGTCCTCTTGACGTGCCTTGTCATCCCAAGCACCACGCGCCTCCAGCCGGGCGTGCCGAAGGCCCAGACGCTGGCGCAGGTGGGGGTCATGGGATAGGCCCCCAGGCACGCGACGGGGCCGTTGCTCCAGAACAGCCACCCCATCCCCCGCTGCGCGACGCGGCAGACCGTATCCACCAGGGTCTCGGGGTTGAAGCCGATCCCATGCAGCCTCCATCTCGGCCTGATCCGCCGGGCGCAAATTCAGGACGATGTGCCAGAGCGGGTCCGGCATGACACCCGTGATGACGGTCATCCCGTTTCGCTCGCCGCATAGTGGATGATCATCTTGCTGAAGGTCGCGGGTCCCGGTGCCTGATGCGTAACCTTCACCTGAAGATGCGTGCCGCGCCCGCTGATGGGAATGCGTCCGATATTCGTCGTCGGGCCGTCGATGGCGCAGATTTGATCGAAGGGCGGCCCCGGCAGGGAGGGGTCGAAGCACATCTGAACGTTCCATTCCGACCCGGACTGCGCCCGGCAGATGGCGTCGAAGCCCTGATAGAACTTGAAGGTCGCCGGCTTCTCGAAGGAAAGCCCGGGCGTGTCGAACTCGACGGGACAGCTGTCATAAGTCAGATCGCCGTAGCTGCCGAAACGCCAGACGTTCCCCTGATCATCGAGGAGGTAGACGAAGGGGTCCGCGAACACCATGCCCTGCGGCACGATGTTGAAGCCGGGCACGTAGGTGCTCCAGGCACTGATGTTTGGTGACTGGAAATTCGAGAGGACGAAGATGGTGTCCCACATCGCCATCCAGATGCGGCCCGTCCTGGGAGAAAGAATGGTCTGCGTCGAGCCCATGTCCTGAGGATTTCCCGAATATCCCCGGGTGGCGATCATCTCCTGGATCGTCGGGTCGATGGGCGAGCCTACGTCGGCGACGGCAGCCGTGGTCGTGAGATCACGTGCGCGTAGGGAACGAATTCCATGTGCTCCCAAGAAATACACGTCATTAGCCACATATTGTCGCACGCTTTGACGCGATAAAGTTCCTGCGTCTCTGAGGGTTTGATAGTATTGATTGAGTGAGGGATCGGGATCGAGGAACCACAACTGACAACCCAAAGTGGAAAATATCGCCATCTTGTCATAGTAGACTTCCATCGCGACAAGGTTCTCGCTGTCGCTGTCGTTCGACCCGAGGCTGATATAGCCGGAGCCGTTATGAGCCACGACGCCACCCACGGGCGGCGGGTCCAGCCAAGTCGTCGGGTCGCCGACAGCGGAAAAGAACAGGTTGCGGCCGTTCAGGCCATACATCTTCTCCTTATAGGTGCGGCAGGCGAGGCAGCGCCCGTCGGCCTGCGAGACGTAGTTGCCGTCGTAATAGGCGTAGGAGCCATAGCTGGAAGTGGCAGCTACATAGCCCAGGAAGACCAGGAACATCTTGCCTTCGAAAACATCCCAGTGGGTCAGTTGCTGAAGCGTGATGCCGGCCGGGGCCGTGACCTGTATCCAGCCGACCTGCGTGCTCGTCGGCGGGTTGATGCTGGCCCCTCCGGTGCCGTTGGTGAGCACCGCGTAGCACTGGTTGTTCAGCGAGCAGAGCCCGGCCGGCATGACGCCGAACATGGCCTTGGCGTTGCACCAGTTGACGAAGGCGGACCGCTTCTCGATCTCACCCCCTGGCGTGATGTGGCAGTTCTGAAGCGTCCGCATGGTGCCTGCGGGCGCAGTCATCAAATCCTTGCGCGTGTCGATGCCGTTCTGGAAATTCGCTATTTCATAATATAAAACGCTACCCCCACCCCCAGATAAAGCAGATTTTGGAGCTTTAACCATCAGAATGTCTATTCCGTCGGTAACCAGCAATTGCGTTTGGAGCTATTCTTGCCGGCAGGAAGCATCTGAAGGTTGAAGATGTTGTGCTCTTGCTTCTTTGCAGCTTGTAGGGTAATTTGCATTCATTCACCCCTTATATATCAGCCTTGCGCCGGAATGAAGTCGATGTAAGGCGTCAACTGCCGCCGGTCGTCGTGGATTGGCCCCATATAGCCGCCATCACGGGAAAGTGAGCGCATGGCCCTCTGCTGCGCGCCAAGGCGCGCCACCAGCAGGCGGCGGTAGGCGTTCGCCTTCTGGAGCTTCATCGCCGCGCCTTCGCTCTTCTGAACCGCCAGGATTTCGGCGGCGGCCATCAGCACGATGAGCGTGGCGTCGATGATGCAGACATCGGTGTCCGCTACGAGGGGGTTCAGAGGCGCGTTGCCCTCCACCCGAACCGAGATCACCGTCGCGTTCGGCATCGGCCATATCTCGAACTGCGCCGCCGGCAGCGTGACGTTGTTCACCTCGTCGTAGGAGGCGAAATTACGCCATCTCTGAGGCGGGGAGCCCCGGATCGTCTCGCCGCCATAGGCGGCGTAGATGCTCGGGTCGATGCCGTAGGCCAAAGGTGCCCAGTAGGAACCGATCAGGGTCCACAGGCGCACGATGCTGTCGAAGGGA